CCTCCCCATAAGGGAGTGGGTAAGGTTGCGGGGCGAGCCGGGCTAGATCCGTTTGATGAAACACCTTCACCGAGGGTGCAGCAAGCTACGCTAGAGGACCGCATTACGGCTCTTATGCGTGACGAAGAACACTCATATCCGCACAGGGTTGGGGAGTTAGCCAGTAAGCTAACTTCTGACACCGCAGCAGTTCAGCTTGCGTTACAGCGTATGCACACTGCGGGTGAGATATGGGAAGCAAAGATAGAACGTAAGGGTACGCAAACAAAAGCGTCTTACGTTTTGTGGGCGCTCGACGACGAGTGGTTTGCACTTGACTACGAGTAATACGGATCGGGGGTGCGGCTTGTACGGTCGCACCCTTGAAGAGTTCATTCACGCCATGCACGGCTTGGATGTTGTTTGGAAACCGAAGAAGAGTGGCGAAGAGCCACCGTTTTAAAGGAGAATAACTATGCCTGCGAAGAAAACCACTGCGGTAGCAGAAACTTTAATAGTCCACACCGTAAAACAAGGTGTGATAAAACTGCGTATGATCGGTCAAACGCCGATGTACTTTAACAGCATGAGCAGTAAGGCTATGCGCGACTTGCTTATCGGCGGGGGAAAGAAAACCGCTGCGGAGAAGCAAGATATTAAACACAATCCAGAACAAGAGTTTCGGGAAAGTGTGTACACTAAACCAAAGGGCGACACGTTGCTATGCTTCCCTGCGGCGGGTGTAAAAGGTTCGATGGTTACATCAGCGTTAGAAACAGCGGGGATCAAAAGCACAAACGTAAAACGCTTGGTGTTCTTACCCGAAAGCCAAATACAGATTTGGGGTAAGCCGTACCTTAAAATGGATATCGTGCGGTCTGCCGATATAAACAAAACTCCAGATGTGCGTACCAGAGCATACCTACCAAACTGGTGTTCAGAAATAACGATTAAATATGTGACGCCTACGCTGAACGCCAACGGCATTGTATCGCTGTTGACAAACGCAGGGCTAATCGTAGGGCTAGGAGACTTTCGCCAAGAGAAAGGGCGTGGGTCATACGGCACGTTCTCTGTAACAAGCGCGGAAGATATGGGTGAACACCAAGAGGCTTGGGATGAAATCACGAAAGAAGCGCGTGAAGTCCAAGAGTTAGCTATGGAATACCCCGAATGCGCTGACGAGCAAACGGCAGAGCTTATGAGACTTATGCAAGAAGAGCGGTTGCGTCGAGCAGCCTAAACGAAGAGGGGCGGTTCGCCGCCCTAATTCACGGATAAGGTATGGCGGTTCAGGCGGGGCGGGGTCTGTTAGGTTACGGCGGGGTCCGGTATGTTAGGGCGAGGCGGTTTAGGCGTGTTGTGGTGAGGTATGGCGCGGCGCGGCCAGTCGAGGCGGTCGAGGTGTGTTCGGGTAAGGCGTGGATTGGTACGGCGAGGTTAGGCGGTCGAGGTGTGTTGAGGTCTGGCGAGGCGTAGCGTGGCGAGGCGGTTCAGGTATGTTGGGGTCTGGTAAGTTGGGTTACGGCATATCAAGGCATGGCGGTCTAGGTGTGTTCCGGTGTGGCGAGGCGTAGCGTGGCGTGGCGGTTTAGGCGTGTTGTGGTTTGGCGTAGCGTGGCGCGGTGTGGTTAGCCGACTGACTAACAAAAACAAAGCAGGCTGTGATGGCCTGCTTTACAAACAAAAACTATGGAGAATAAACTTATGTCTAAGTTTTCTAAAAAGACTAAGCAGCGTATCATAGATGATTACCTGCAAACTACCGGCGCAAATATGTTTGTGCCTTCAGAGTTCGTCGATTGGTTAGCAGGCGAGCCAGAGCATGAAGCGTACCAAGCGTTTTATGGGATTGACGATGCGGAAGCCGCGAGGCAGCATCGTATACAGTTGGCGCGGCAGATGGCGTCAGGGCTACGCATCGTGGCAAAAACGGAGACAGTAGAAAGTTCTGTTGTGTCCATAAAGGTGACAGAATACCCCGCGTATATTTCACCTGTGTCAAAGCGGCGTGAGGGCGGGGGGTACGAACCTTTTGACCCTACCGATGAAGTTGCACAAGCTGAGCTACGCAGACAAGCCGGTGTAAGTTTGGCGGCGTGGCTTGAAAGGTTTCGCGGTGCAGCGGAAAATTATGGAGTTGATGTAACTCCAGTTGAAGAAATCGTGCGCGTGTTGCGTGACGACAAAGATAAAGCAGTAGGAGAATAACTATGAGTGTAATTGGTAAAAAAGCAGAAAAAGTTTGGGCGTATCTTGTGAAGCACCCAAAGGCCTCTAGTGCAAAAGTTGCTAAAGCGTGTGGCTGCTCGCCATCGTATGTACATCTGCTAAAGAAAAAGATCGGCACACCGAAAGAGGTGTTGGAAGAAGTAAATCTAACCGTGACACGCGCTGACGTCCTCGACACAGCTAAAGACTATGTGACGAAAGATCGTGCTGCGGAGCATGGTGACATGGAGACTAACTTCAGCACCATAGCGCAATACTGGTCTGTGCATCTGGACGCGCAAATAACCCCGACAGATGTTGCGGTTATGATGAACCTGCTCAAGGTTGCGCGAATAAAGTCTAACCCAAAGTCTAAAGATAATTGGGTCGATGGTGCAGGGTACATGGCTTGCGGCGGAGAGATTGCCAGTGCCTTACGTGCGTAAGCCTAGTAAGTCCAAGAAAGCAAAGATTGGGGCGGGCGTTTATGACGCTCGCTTCAACGACAAAAAAGTAACGCTACCCAAAGCACCGTGGGAGGACGACGAAGATGGATATAGTGACGTTGGATTTCGAGACGTACTACGACAAGGAGTACAGCCTGTCGAAGATGACGACTGAAGAATATATCCGCGATGATAGATTTGAGATTATTGGGCTAGCTGTAAAAAAGAACGATAAGCCAACACGTTGGCTACAAGGTGAGGAACTCACTACACGTTTCTTATCACACGTAGACCTCTCGTCCTGCGCTATACTTTGCCATAACACCGCGTTTGATGGGGCGATACTAGGGTGGCGATTTGGTGTGAAGCCGAAACTGTGGCTTGATACAATGTGCATGGCCCGTGCGTTACATGGCACGGAGAAGAGTGTGAGCCTAAAGGCTGTGTCTGAACGCTACGGCGTTGGGGCCAAGGGTGATGAAGTTACCCGAGCGTTAGCCAAGCGGCTAACTGATTTTAGCGAAGAAGAAATTGCAAAGTATGCAGAGTATTCCCGCAACGATGTGGACCTGACATACGAGATTTTTAAGTTGATGTTTAGCGGAATAGTTGGAAACCAGTTCCCACAACAAGAGTTACAGCTAATAGATCGCACGTTGCGGATGTTTATCGAGCCTACGCTTGACCTAGATTTGTTCTTGTTGGAGCAACATCTGGAAGAAGTGCGTGAACGCAAGGACAAGCTGCTACGCGATGCGAACATAACCGACAAAAAAGATTTGATGTCCAACAATAAGTTTGCGGAGCTTCTTATAAGTCTTGGCGTTGAGCCGCCGAGGAAGATTAGCCCGACGACAGGTAAAGAAACATTTGCCTTTGCTAAGTCTGACGAGGCGTTCAAAGCGTTGCTAGAACATGACGACGATAAAGTGCAGTCGTTAGTCTCTGCACGTTTGGGTACTAAAAGCACCTTAGAAGAAACACGTACCGAGAGGTTCATATCCATTGGTAAACGTGGACTTCTTCCGGTTCCGATTAGATATTACGCAGCGCATACAGGTCGGTGGGGTGGACAGGACAAGATCAACCTGCAAAATCTTCCGAGTCGAGGGCTGAACGCGAAGAAACTCAAGAGCAGTATTATAGCGCCCGAAGGCCATACACTCATAGATGCAGACAGCGCACAGATCGAAGCTAGAGTTCTGGCGTGGCTTGTAGGGCAAAATGATTTAGTTAGCCAGTTCGCTAACGGCGAAGATGTGTACATAAAAATGGCCGCTCGTATATACGGCTGCGAAGAAGAGAGCGTTACGAAAGATCAACGCTTTGTAGGTAAGACTACTATTCTTGGTGCAGGGTACGGCATGGGGGGCGTAAAGTTCCAAGCTCAGTTAAAAAACTTTGGCTTTGAGATACCCGTCGGAGAGGCTAAGCGGATCATAAGTATCTACCGCAGTATCAACCACAGTATAGATAGGCTGTGGAAGGACGCGC